CAAGCCAGTATCGTAGCTGCCCCTAAACGCAGAGGCGCCACGGATTGCCGAGTGGGGTTCAGCCTTCAAGTCCTGAGCGCTCAGCTTTTTAATATGGTGCAGCATGAACACTGCCGAACCTTGCTCTAGCATCTTGGTGATGCCCCGAGCGTGCCGCAGCATTTGGCGCACCTCTGTATTATCGTTTTCGTTGGCGTCCGTAAGGTTGGCAATAGGGTCAAGGCACACAATATCAGGCTGCGAGTCCAGCACCGCGCCAGCTACAGTGCGGTAGTCAGCCTCAGCCTCGATGGCCAGCTCTAGGCGTGGGGTAGTGCGGAAGTTCTCATCAATAAGCGCCCGCTCTGCTACGGTAAATTTGCTGCACGCAGCCTGTAAGCGCTCCCGCAGAAATGCCTGATGAATCTCAGCCTGCAACCAAAGCACCCGCAGTGGCCGCACCCACCCGCTGCCGAGGAATGGGCGCCCGCAAGCAGCGTGCAAGGCCAGGTCTAAAAACCAAGCCGACTTCCCTAGCTTGGCCTGCCCAGCTACCAGCACGGTAGCGCCCCTAAAGAGCACGCCCCCGCGCCAAAAGGATTCCCCTCCCAGCTCCGCAGGGTCAGTCTCTATAAGCTTGCTAGGTGTAAAAAGTTGCAGCTCTTTTGGCGGGTGCAGAGCACGCCGAATCATCTCGTTAATAAGAACTGCCCGCTCATCAATTTTGATTTGTACAGAGCCATCAGCAGCGGTGCTAGGTTGCAGCTCTTGCAGGAAGCTAGTTAGGTTGATGCTTGCCAGCTTGGGTGGCTCAAAGCCGCGTTCCTCAGCGCGCCGCGCCATATCCGTCAAAGTAATAACCTTGTCCCGGTTGCTATTAAAGCTTTGCCACTGGGTATAGTGCCCGCGCCCGTTTTCCTTGTAGTGTTCCGGCAGCGCCTTTGCCCAAGCCTCCCAAAGCTCGAACCCCTCATCGCTACCACCCGTGGCGTCATGCAAGGCAAAGCCCACATCGCGCCAGTCATCGCGGTTATCCGGCACAATATGCGAGAGCACAAAGGGCAGAATCGCCTTATCGTAAGTGGTGAACTGCTGGGGCACCGTGGGGGCGTTAACTACAAATTCCTGCGCCTGTTCGTGGCTGCCTATTAACTCAAGCAGCGCCGCGCTCATCTGCTGCAACTTGCCGCCCGCCCGCCACTGGTACTGCTTGCCGCTGGCATGGGTAGAGGGGGGCGCTACGACTAGATTCCCCTCAGAGCGAACATCAATGCCTACCTTTTTGCCCCCAATAACTAGCCCCTGCCTGCCCCGAGCGGTGCCGCCCTCTGGCTGCCTTAAGTAAGCGTGCAGGCCGCCCCCGCCAGTCTCTACGATAAGGGTGCGCCCTACCTCTGGGTATTCCTCGCAGAACCAGTCAAAGAGCGCCACCCCATCAGCCTTAACATCAAAGTCAATAACCACAAGGTCAGAGGCAATGCCGCAAGCTATACCCACATTGCGGGCAGGGCGCCCCTCAAACCACCCGCGCAGGTGGGCGCTCTGCGTGCTTGCCTCAGCCTGCCAGCCCTTAATCATGGGCTGCTTTTGCCCCTCGCCTATTGGGAACACGCGCCAGCCCTGCCGCGCATACTCCAAAGCCCGCCCCAAGTTATCTACCGCCATGCTTTCCCCCTCGTTACTACTGTTAGCCAAATTGCGCTACACTGCGCCAAATTGCGCACAAAACGTATAAGGGGGATATATGGACACCGATTTAACCCGCGCCCACGCTTGGCGAGCCGAGCAGGCCAAGCGCATTAAGGCCGCCCGCCACGCCAAGGGCTTTACCACCGTTAAGCAGTGGGCAGCCGCCAGCCAGTTTGACGCAAGCCGCTTGCGTAGCTGGGACAGTGGCCAGCGCACGCCCCAGAACTGGGACTTGGTGGCTGTGGCCGCTGAGCTGGACGCTAGCCCTAGCTACCTTGCTGGGTTTGATGCTGAGCCTGAGGCGCCCGCAGCCCAAGGCAGTAGCGCTACCCCTACTGCACCTGGAACGCATAGCACCCTAGTTAATACCCGAGCTTTTGCCCCAGCCCTAGAGCTGTGGGACGTTGCCCACTGGCGGCCCGTTTACGCCGTGACTGATGGGTACTATGTGGCCGAGCTGGCAGGCGAGCACAGCATCTGGCTAGCTACTGCCGTGCCTAACGAGCGTGGCCAGTACCTGCCCCAGTGGTCAGACGCCGCTGAGGGTGGGAACCGCTACACGCCCGAGCGGTGGGCAGAGCTGGGTTATACGGTGCTTGGGCGGGTGGTGAGTTACACGCGCCAACTATAGCCCCCCTTATACAGGGTGCGCGTTATAGCGCAGCCCGTAGCCCATAAGCAACAAAAATACAGCACGCTACAAAAATAGCGCTAAGGGTATTTTTTTAGCGCTAAGCGTGTGATATTGTGCGCCCCCTACGCAATAGAGGGGGGTGCCCATGAACCTTGACCAACTGCGCGCAGACTATGTGCGCGCCCTAGAGATTTACCGCAGCGCTAAAGCCCACTTAGAAGAACGCAGGCAGGCGCTAACCTCTTGCCCCGAGTGGGGCAACTCCATCGCAGAAAAGCCGTTCGGCAGCCGCGACTTTGCAGGCTTGCGCGCAGAGGTGCGCGAGTACCGCAAGTGGGATAAGAGCCACCTAACAGCAATGCGCGAGCGCATACCCGCTAACCTCTGGCCATTCAAAACCGAGTACAAAGAAGACAAAAAGGCCGCAAAGGAATTGGCAATGCGCCATCCCGAGCTGTGGGCAGAGCTACAGCGGGGCTTAAGCGTTACCGCAGGTGCGCCGTCCTTCTCTCTAGCTAAGGGGGACAAGTAATGGGCCGCATGAATATCGCAAACCTGCGCCGGGGGCCGCAGCCTCTAGCACCGCTGACCGTGGCAATGGGAATCCCAGGCTGCGGCAAGTCCTACCTCTGCGCAGGCGTTAAAGGTTCGGTCTTTGTCGGGGCAGAGGATGGCGCACCGGGGCTGGACATTATTGCCTTCCCCCGCTGCGAAACTATTGCTGAGCACTTCGCCGCAATTGACGAGCTGCAAGCGCACTGCGCCGACATTAAGCCCTCGCAATTGGTGTTCGATAGCGGAACCGCTTTTATGCGCATGGCAGAGCAAGAGCTTTGCCTTAAGCACGGCATAGCCACGCTGCAAGAAATGCCCTATGGCAAAGGGCCGCCCCACCGTGAAGAAATAGCCCGCTCCCTAGTTGCTCGCCTTGATGCCTTTAGGCGCGCAACTGGCGTGCCTGTGGTGCTGGTATGGCACGCCAAGCTAGAAACCTACGCAGACCCAGAGGGGGAGGCTTATGACCGCTGGGTTATTGATGCTGACCCTAAGCACGTTGCGCCCGTGCTGATGCAGGGCGTTGATGCTGTGCTCTTTTTGAAAGAGGAAGTGAGCCGTAGGAAATTAAAAGAGGGGATGCGCGAGCGGGTAGTCGCTAAGAGCTATGGCGACCGCACCTTGTACACGTGTAACGGTGCTGCGCATACCGCTAAAAACCGCTACGGGCTACCCGCTGAGTTGCCCGCAGACCTTAACGTGTACTACCAAAAAATAGGCGAATTTTTTAACAGAGGGGAAAGCTGATGGAATTGGAGTGGCAAAAGCGCTACCCGAAACTAGCTGATATTCAGGGGGCTTATGGTGATCTGCTGAGCGACGAGCAGGTTGCAGAGTTCTTGGGCGTGAGCGTGCACTTCCTGCGCCGCAAGCGCCAAAGGGGGGAAACTGGCGGGCCAAAGACCGTGCAGTTGGGTAGCCGTGTTCGCTACCGCAAAGAAGATGTCGCAGAGTTCCTAGACCAAGGGGGAAGCAAATAATGATCGACGGCAATTTTAAAATCGGCAATACAAATGACGTAGAGCTAAAAGACTTTAGCGCTGTGCCTGCTGGTAACTACCCGATGCGGATGGTTAATGCTGAGGTAAAACAAAACAGCGCAGGCACAGGGCACTTCCTGTCTACCGAGTTTGAAATCCTTGGCGATAAGCACGCAGGGCGCCGCGTGTTTAATAATTACAATTTTGACCACCCGAGCAGCGAGACAGTTAATTATTGCGTGGCTGATTTTATGCGCTGGCTGGCTGCTTGCGGTATGCAAGTAGAAGGCGATATTACCCTTTCGCACGTGCTGGCATTGGAGGGCAAGCCCTTCCTTGGCCGTGTAGGCATAGACAAAAAAGATAGCGACCGCAATACGCTTAAGGGTTATAAGCCGCTGCCCCAGGCTGCCACCAATGCGGGGGCTTCCAGTGTTGCGCCTGCTGGCTCTGGCTTGCCGAGCTTTATGTCCTAATTTCTCCGCACTTGGGGGGCGCCAGCCGCCCCCGTTTTTTTCGCACAGAGGTACACAAGATGCGAATAGTTACGGACGAGCTAACAGCCCACGGCATTGATGCGGAAGTTACGCTAGAGCATGGCCCAGATATGGGCAATGCCACAGAGACTAGCTTAACCATAGCGCTGAAAGACCAGCCCGCAAAAATAGAGCTGTTTAGCCCCTCTGGCACCCTAGAGCTAGGCGCAGTGCCAGAGTTCAAAATTACATTTTTCGGAAACCTAGAGCGCGAGCTTATGCGCCGCTGCCTGCTGTGGGCAGCCCGCGAGATTGCAAACGAGCACCACGACTTGCGCAGAGCTTTTTAAAAGGGGCGGGCAATGGCAGTAACTGTAAACCCATCATTCGGGGGCGTGGACTTGGCGCAGCTAGGCGTAGAGCTGGGGAAAACCTACTGGTATAGCGTAGAAGTGCGGCTAGTCAGTGGTAGCTGGGACGATATAGCGTCCTGCGTTTCCCACCGTGATAGCGCTGGGTGGGCTGTGCAGGGCGGGCAAACATTCGGGGCATTTAATTTTAACCCGCCCCCCGTGGGTGAGTGGGTGAGGCTGCAAGGTTCGTTCTACCTCTCAGACCCTGCCGCTGCTTTTTTAAATTTTGGCTACACCGTTAAAAGCTGGTCTTCCGGTTCCGTCTGGGAGTGCCGCCGCCCCATGCTCTCAGATACTCAGCTGTCAGAGTACGTGCCACCGGGGGCGGGCGATGATTTTGTAGTGCTTGGGAAGTTTGGCGGCAATAGAGGTGGCTATCCTGCCAGCTCTGGCGGGCGCTCTACTGGCGGCAGTGTGGTAGCTCCAGATGCGAACGCTGCGGGCGCAAACATTTTTCCGGCAGGCTATGAAGGCGTATTAACAAACGACCCGCTAAACATTGCGCCGGGTGGGGCGTGGAACGGTGGGCCGAATAATAACTCTGCCCACACGGTAGACCAGAGCGGCACCGTTCCGGGGCAAGGATGGGCGGGGGGCTACTTCCCGTGGCCTGATTACAACAATGGGCCAGTCCTCTAAGGGCGCAGGGGTGTAGATGATGTTAGCAGTAGGGTTCCCCCTTATGCCGGGGCACTTTGATAGGCGAGAGCTACAGGCAGTGCGCCAAATGCTCGACAAACTTATTGACGCAATGGGCGAGCGCAGCCAAAAGACCGTCACTTTATACCGCGCAGCTTATGACAAGCTGCAAGCCACAGCAGAGCGCATAAGCAAGCAGAACGGGGTAGCTACCCCAAACTGCTTAAAGTACCGGGGCGTCATACTTGTGCGGGGCGTGGATTAGTGAAGCTGCGCCCATATCAGGAAGATGCTAGGCAGGCGCTGTGGCAATACTGGCAGAGGGAGCCAGGGAAATTTCCAGTAGTGGTGGCGCCCACCGCTTTTGGGAAGACGGTTTTACTCTCTGCCGTTTGCCGTGATGTTTACACCGCTGCGCCTGCTTGCCGAATTTTAATCTTGGCGCACCGCAAGGAATTGATAACGCAGACAGAGGATAAGCTTTTAGCCCTCTGGCCTGCTGCCCCTTGTGGAGTTTACGCAGCGAGCGCTAAGCGCAAAGAGGTTGCGCACATAACCATCGCCAGCCGCGATAGCTTGCGGGGCAAGCTTAAGCAGCTTGGGAAGTTCGGACTGGTAATTATTGACGAGGCGCACAGGGTAGCCCCCAGCGAGCAGAGCGGATACCGCAAAATTATTGCCGAGCTGCAAGGGGTTAATCCCTCGCTAATGGTGGTGGGGCTTACCGCTACGCCATACCGCCAGAACAACGGGCTTATCTATGGGCCTGATAGCTCCACGCTCTTTGATGGGGTGGCTTATAAGATTAGCGTAAGGGAGCTGCTAAAGCTGGGGTTCCTAACGCCAGTGATAAGCCGCCCCACTGATGCCCGAGGGGTGCCCGACCTTAGCAGTATTAAAACCACTGCGGGCGATTTTAACTTGGGCGAATTATGCGTGGCGCACACGCACCCAGTAGTAGAGGCAGCGGTTAACGACTGGGAGCGCATAGCGGTTAAGCAGCAGGGACGGAAGCTTACGCTCTTTTTCTGCGTAAGCCTCAGGCACGCAGGGCTAGTGACTAAAGAGCTTGCGCGCAGGGGTTATAACTGCCCGCTAATACATGGGGGCACCCCCAGTGCTGAGCGGGAGCAGGCACTAGCAGACGCTAACGCCCTGCGCGTTGATGGGCTGGTTAACGTTGGCACGCTTACAGAGGGGACGGACATACCGCCCGCAGACTGCGCAGCGCTTATGCGCCCCTGCAAGAGCCTTGCTTTATACGTGCAAATGGTCGGGCGAATTATGCGGTTGGCGCCCGATAAAAAAGATGCGCTCTTGCTGGATTATGGCGAGTGCTTAGCCCGCTTTGGGCCTGTGGATGCGGCAGAGCCGCCAGAGGCAAAAGGGCAGGCAGCCAGTAGGGTTAAAGAGTGCGAGCAGTGCGGGGTTATTGTGGGGCAGTACGCCCGCAAGTGCTTTGCCTGTGGCTTTAGGTTTATGCCTGAGCCTGTGCGTACTTGCCCTATATGCGAGCACGACAACGCACCCACCGCTAGTGCCTGCGCTGCTTGTGATTATGTCTTTGTAACGCACACAAGCGAGAGCGCAGGGGGTGCGGTTACTAGCGACCAGCAGGGGGTCAGATGGTTTGGCGTTGCCGATGCGCAACTTAGAGAGGTTGGGGGCGGGTATAGCCCGCAGCTACAAGCAGCTTTTATGTCCCGCTGCGGTTTGCACGTTGCCTTCCTGAGCCTCTATCCGCAGTGGCCAGGTATCGCCAGAGAGTTTGGCGGCGACGTTTATACCCAGCTAAAGCGCAGCCGCCCCGTGCGGTGCCTTTATGACAGCAGCACGCCCGTAAGAGAGGTTCGGGGGTTAGAGTTTAGCGATGGAACGCTCATTTTAGTTTGAGGTTTAACAGTGAGCAGAGACAAAGACAGCAGCTACTACGATGCCGGGGGCATCGAAACGCTGGACATAATTAAGGCCAAGCTAACGCCCGAGCAATACAGCGGGTTCCTGCTAGGCAATGCCCTTAAGTACCAGTGCCGCTACAACTGGAAGCACGCAGGTAGGGGCAAGCTGCGGGACGCCATTAAGGCTTCCAACTACCTTAAATGGCTTAGCGAGCTGCCGCCCGTAGAGAGCAAGCCGCAAGAGGTGGCAGAGATTAGCGACTACGTGCTGGGCAATGCGGTTAAGGCTGCGCACCACGCAGAGCAGTTGCTTGACCGTGGCGAGCGCGCAGAACACTTGCTGCACTCTGGCTTAGCAATGGCTGCGCACGCTCTGGGGGAACTGTTCGCTGAGCTTGAGCAGGTGGGCTACTTCGTGCCAGTGGCAGAGGGGGCGTGATGGATATTTTGCAGTGGACTTACTTTGTTTGCGCTATGGTTTTCCTCGCCGGGTCAGTTGCCAATTTATTGTTTGCCCGCAAGCTGCGCAGCCTTATAGCTAAGGTGGCGCAGAGGCGCGAACAGCTGGACGAGGCGCTACTTGACTGCGAAGAAGCGCAGGCTAACTACGTTATAGCCATCGAGAGCCTAAAAGCTCAGGCGCGGCAGATGCGGGACGCTCAGCGTGGGGGGCAGGACACGTGAACGCGGCAGAGCTGGAAGCAGCGTTGGCAGAGGTGGCGCCCGTGCAAGAGAGCAAGCAGCCTGCGGTAGTGGAGCTTATAAACGCTGCCGAGCTGTTAGCAGAGCGCCCCACCCGTGGGCACCTTGGATACTCAGAAATTGGCGAGGCAGACGCCCGCACGCTCTGGCTGAAATTCAGGTGGTGCCTGCCGGATATAGAGGACGCCCGCTTGTTGCGCCTCTTTAGGCTTGGCGACACGATAGAGGTCGAAGCTATTGCGCTGCTTAATGCGGTTAACCCAGAGGCCGCAGAGCTTGCAGGCGTAAGGGCTACAGCTTTTGGCAAGACGGGTGGCTTGCTGCGTGTATTTGAGACAGACCCCCGCACGGGTGCGCAGTTTAATTTCGCAGATGATGTGGGCGGGCACTTTGCGGGCAGCCTTGATGGCATTGCGCAGGGCTTGCCGGATTGCCCCACTGGTAGCGCTGCCGATTGGGTGGTGCTGGAAATTAAAAGCGCCAAGGCCAGCAGGTTTAAAGAGTTTCAGGCCAAGGGGGTTAAAGCGGTAGACCTCAAGTATTGGGCGCAGGTGCAGTGCTACACGCACAAGACCGGCCTTGATTGGGCGCTGTTTATTATTTACTGCAAGGACAATAGCGAACTATACGCAGAATGGGTGCAGCGGGAGCCGCAAGCCTATTGGGCGCTGCTGAGCAAGGCAGAGGAAGTAATCGAGGCAGCCACGCCCCCTGCCAGCAGTTACCCGAACCGGAATTGGTTTGAGATAAAGAACTTTAAAAGCGTGGAGTATCAGCAAGCCTACTGGCTGGACGTTGCCCCGCCTGTGAGCTGCCGAACCTGCCGCCATGCCTCGCCCGTTACGTGCGGCAAGGGTGCGCAGTGGTGGTGTCAGAGGCACGAAAGCAGCCTGAGCACAGACCAGCAGCTTTTAGCGTGTGAGATGCATCAATACATTCCAGAGCTTCTGCCCGCCCTAACTTTTTTGGGTGTGGGGGAGCTTGGCGTCGAGTACGCCACGGAAGATGGCCGCAGCATCATCAATGCCGAGTGGCCAGCACATCAGCCCGACAAAGCCACCTACAGCAGCGCAGAGCTGCGGGAGCTTAGCAGGGTTAACTACAGCGCAAGCCTTACGGATGGGCTTGCTCAAGAGGTAAGGGAGCAATTCGGGGCGCAGCTAATTAAAGCCGAACCCATTTAAGAGGTAGAACAAATGAACGCAGATCAAATACAGGTAACAGAGCAAGAAGCCCGCGCACTGGCAGCCCGTGGCGTGCAAGTGCTGTATAGCATTAGACGCGATGACCTGAGCCGCATTATCGCCAGCTCTAAGCCAGTGGAACAGGTTGAGAAAGTGACCACCTACCGTGGTAAGTTGCGCGATGTGATCGTGCACCCCAAGGCAGAGCGCCCAAAGCGTAAGGGCGCACCGCAGGCGCTTTATGACTTCCTGCAAAGCCACTTCCCTAACTGGCGTGGCACCCGCTCAGAGCTAATCGCAACTGCTGCCCCGTACCTCAGCGCAGAGTATGACCGCAGGCAAATTGCGCAGGGCGTGCACTACTTGGTAGAAAAAAACCAACTGGTCTACACAAGTGGCGGCAAAGCGTAAGAAAAAGCCCGGTATTAAATACGGGCAGCTATACACGAACTGCAAAAGCTGCCGCTGCTCCATCAGCAGCGGTAGCCCCTACTGCGTCCCGTGCCGCGAGCTTGTAGAGGGCATAAAGCGGAAAACAGAGGCAGAGGCGCTATCAACAAAAAGGCGCAGAGAGCTAGAGCACAGGCGAGAGCTAGAGCGCATCGAGCGGGAGATTTATGGATTCTGACAAAAGAGGTGGGCCGCCCCTGAACCCAGGGGCGTTCACCGCTTACCTGCTAGCTGTAGGTGCCAGCATGGCGCGTGGCACCGAACAGGTCTACCCAGAGGGTAGCCGCTTTAAAGTGGCGCCCTGTGAGTTTGGGCCAAGAATAAAGCGCAACACAAAGGCGTTCCATGATTGGCTGCTTGTGCACGCCACGGGGCCGATGACCCGCACGGAGTTTGCCCGCTTAGGGTTGGCGGGTGGCTTTGGAAAAACTAGGGCGGCGATAGACGCCATGCTTAAGCAGTACATAAGGCACGGGGGGCTTCGTTACTATGCCGAGCAGACAGAGTAAAAGGC